TAGATGCAAAGTTGATTATTACGCTGGGAGGGATGCTGGTAAGCATTGTGTCAGCGGCGGCGATAGTTAAGCAAAAATTATCTGCGGTTATACAACAGTTAGAAAAAGTAACTCGTGACTACGAAGATCGTTTACGGGATTTAGATAAACGAACTGACCGCCAAGAAAATCTCATAGATTTGAACGCACAAAAAACTCATGTTTTATCGGGGATTATGTCACCAGAAAGATTAGAAAAAAATAACCGAGAATTGGAACGAATACTAGTTTTAGCTTCAACTAATGAAAATAGAATTTCTAAGTTAGAGCGTATGCATAACGGCAAACATCCAACTGTGGAGTAGATAATGTTTAAAGCTGTGATATTTCTTTTTATTTACACCGGAGAAGTTGGCATCCCAACAATTATAAATGATCCCTTGCCACCCACAAAAACATTTTCAGAGTGTCTTTTACGAGGGGCAAATATTCTTAAAGTTATCTACCAAGGCAACTACTCTATCGTTGAGGCGAAAGCTGGTTGTGTTAAGATAGAAGAAAAATTAATTTAACAATGTAGTTAAAAAAATATGGATGCTGGATTAGTTATATCTGATCTCCACGCACCATACCATCACCCTGACAGTTTAGAATTTTTAAAAGCTCTCAAACGAAAATATAAGTTTGGGTGGGTGGTTTGTATTGGTGACGAACTTGACAACCATGCGATGTCTTTTCATGACAGCGATCCCGATTTGAGCGCGGCTGGTGACGAGTTAAAAAAGGGTAGGGAGTTTCTCTGGGAGTTAGAGAAAGTATTCCCCATTGTTGACCTAGTCGATAGTAATCACGGGTCAATGCACTATCGTAAAGGCAAGGCGCATGGTTTCCCACGACATATGCTCTTGGGGTATAAAGACGTTATTTTTGGCGAACATTTGCCAGATGGAACGATAGCCCGAAATCGCGGAGACGGCTGGCGGTGGAGACCACATTTCACGCGAAACATTTGCGGTAAGGATGTTTATTTTGTGCATGGAATGAGCGTTTCAACAAAAAGAAATGTTGAGATGATCGGCATGAATTTCGTTCAAGGACACCACCACGGAACCTTTGAAATTGTCAATAACGGAACACCTCTAGAGCTAAACTGGGGCATGACTGTAGGCTGTTTGATTGACGATGCCTCACTTGCCTTCGCATACAATAAGAACACGCTCAAACGCCCTATAATCGGCTGTGGGTCAATACTAGACGGGCAACCTAAGTTACTGCCTATGATTTTGGAAAAAGGTGGTCGCTGGAATGGAGAGACGCCATGATTAAGGAAAAAGAAGTGTCACGATATTATTGTATTACAGAGAAAGTAAAGACCCCGTTCGGCAAGGTTTATAGCCACGTAGATTTTAATCAAGAAGGCACGGCTGTTGGAACTGCTTTTTCTTTTGCTGGTAAATTTGAAGATACATCTATTGGCGATGCATTAGAGGGGTTAAGCCAAAGCACAAGAGATATTATAAGAGAGGTCTGATGTTAACAATTTTAGGTTCTGTTTTAGGGTTTGTGAGTAGCACTGGCCCCAGCATTTTTAAACAAATTATGGAAAGTAGGCAAGACTCGAAAGATAAGGCGCACGAGCTTGCTATGATTGCCCAACAGAGTGCAGACAGGCGCGAAGAGGCCGTAATTACGTCTATTGGGGACGCCAATGTCGAAATACAAAAGACGGTGCAGACAGTGGCTAATAATTCCTCACAATGGGTGAACAATATTTGCGGTTTAATTAGGCCAGCGATATGCGCTTTTTTTGCGTTAGAGTTTTTTATACTGACAATTTTACTGGCATTTGGATTTATAGATACTGCTATGTTTAACACGGTTTGGAACCCAGAAACTTCGCTTATCTTTGCTAGTATTATTTCGTTTTATTTCGGCAATCGGCTTACACAAAAATGGAGCAAATAACCAATGATGAAGCTGTTAAGTGTATTAAATTTTTTGAGTCCTTCAGTTCTAGCGTGTATCTGTGTCCCAGTAATTATTTTACTATCGCTTTTGGTGCTATCTACGGTCTTGATGGCAATCGGGTTCAGCGCGATCATCGAGATGTTACCGAAGAGGAAGGGGACTTTTTACTTAGGCGAGACCTCAAAAGAACTGAAGTTGCAGTTGCAAGATTGGTTAAACAGCCACTCACAATAAATCAGTTTTCAGCGTGTGTAAGCCTTGCCTTTAACATTGGCTCTGGCAACTTCCAAAAAAGTCAAATCAGAATGCGCTTAAACAGAAAAGATTATTTAGGTGCAGCCGATATTTGGTGGCAGTGGAGGCGCGGTGGTGGGCGAATATTGGCTGGATTAGTTAAAAGGCGAGAGGCAGAAAAACAGTTATTTTTAAAGGAGGATTAATGGAAAAAGGCGAGAAATGTCCTCGATGTCGGGGAGAGGGTAGGGTGTTTGTTCACGGACACGAACAATGCACAGAATGTAAATGTAATATTGAAGAGTGTTGCCAAGGTGAAAAAGTTGAAGAGGATAATTAGAAGATTTTTAGCACGAGAGAGATTTTTCATAAAATCATGGTGGACGCACACAATTCATTTCCGAGGCCACTAATGGATGATATAGACGCTTGGGAGGCATACCCCCAAAACAGTTGGATTTTTAATAAATTAGAACTTGCCTTAACTTTAGGATATGACGCTGGCCCAGCTTGTGTTCCAATTTCTAAAAAGGGCAAGTACATCATCAGACCTATTTATAATCTTTATGGGATGGGCATTGATGCAAAAGTAATAGAGCTAGACCCAGAAAAAGATTCCCAAGCAATCAGAGATCATGCTTATTTAAGCCCTAGCCATTTTTGGTGCGAGTATTTTGAAGGCGATCATGTTTCGGTTGATTATAAAAAGACGACTAACGCTATCGGTAATACTTCCGCATATCCGTGGGAGCCAATACACGCAATGCGAGGCAAAGTTAACGACAGAAATTTAAGGCTATTTGAGAGTTGGGAGAGAATTGAAGTTCCGCAAGAGTGCCAGTATTTACCGCACTGGTTCCCTGATGATGTTGAAGATTTAAATGTTGAGTGGCGAGGCGAGCATATCATTGAAGTACATTTGAGATCAGGCAATGACGCAATGTATGATATGGATATAGGAGAGTTTCTTTACCCCGTTTTTAACGTATCTGAAAAGCGATTTGGCACCTTTGTGGAGAACGATGACCCAGAAGGTGATTACTCCGCTTCTGGGATACTCTCAGAGATACGGGAGGGGTATATAAGAGACTAATCTTTGCCCTCTCTTTTGTTTCTCAAATTCTTAGCAAAATCTAAAATTTCTGGCCTATCATCAACGTGACAAAAAACTGTAAACTTTGAGAAGCCTTGCTCTTTCTTATTCTCATAGTGCCTCAGAACTCGAATACGATTCAACTCAGCTAAATGTTCTTTGTCTGCCACTATCCTTGCTCCTTTTCAATTTCATTGTGGAATCGTTTTGGCACAGGTTTACCATCATCGAAAAATTCTTCCAGTTTGCCATTTTCAAACTGAGCAAAACATTCATGTTGAATGTCTGGTTCTACCAAACCAGAATCCACTTCCTGTTTGGTAACATCTAAATCCCAATAGCAAACGTCTTTTTTTAGTTCTATTTCAACCTGATAATTCCCTAATTTTGCTTGTACTAAATGATAAGATGGGAATACATCAGAATGATCAATGTCTGCTTCATCACGATTAGTTTCAAAAGTTGCAATGCACCATTCGTAATATGTTCTTTTTGTCATTATCCTTGCTCCTTTATGCTCTGTTCAATAATTCAATAAAATCGGCCTTATTGCCAAGCTCAATTTTATAAATCTCAGGAAAACCCTCGTGCGAAGGTTTGTACCCAGCTTTACGAATGGCTTTAACGGCTTCACTTTTTGTTGCAAAATAACTCCCAGAGCCACCATTGCATAAACCCAGACTATAATCGCCTACTCCGTTTTGGTTTTGAGGGCCGTGTGTAAATTCAATTACTCTGTAAATAACCATTTTTTATTTCCCTATTTGGTTGCGTTGCCCTAGCGTACCATTAACAGGTAATGGTGTAAACCCCTAATTTACATTTTTATAAAATTAATTAAATCACCCAGTGGGTGACGGGATGCAATACTGGGTGATACAGGGTGATTAAATTCTGGACTCTGATAAGTTAAAAAACCCCTGTTTTACGTGCCATTGGACACCACTGGACACAAACCAATCACGTTTACACCGATATGCTCCCTAGTCGGAAACGTACAGTGACTATGGGTTTGAGAAAATGACTGAATCACCCACTGGGTGATTTTAGAAATGGTTAAAAGGGCGATTAGCTCAGTTGGGAGAGCGTCTGGTTTACATCCAGAATGTCGGCAGTTCGAGCCTGTCATCGCCCACCATTCTCTTTTAATTAGCAAGAGGCTGTCCATTCGGTAAAAGTATATTATCCATATAACTTGCCATTGGCCTTAAACTATTGGGGTTAACGTGCCTGTAAACTCGTCTAACCGTATTTGCAGATGTATTTGTCATATCAGAAACTTGATCGACAGAATATTTCTCACATAAAAAACTAATGGCTGTATGTTTTGTTACATGAGGTGTCACCCAGCTAAGACCACAGTCTTCGGCATTTTGGTTAAATGATTTTCTAATTTTTTTTATTCGTTTGCCGTTATATTCTATTACAAAACCAGATTTACTAAATTTTATGGCCCTTTGTATTTCTTCGCCTATAGCCGCCCCAATCGGGACAACGCTTCTTTTCTTTTTCGTCATTGGCAAATTTGGGTCATTGAAATCAATTATAAGATTAGCTAAATCAACACGGTCTTTATGTAACCCTAAAACTGCGCCCTCTCTTGCTCCAGTTGCCAATGCTATGATTAAAAACAATCTCAGGTGTGGTAATTTGGCATTTAAAACTAAATTTTGAGCTTGCTCTCGACTCATCCATTCGTTTCTTGGTGGCATCTTTGGTGGCAAATCTACATAAGGTGCGCGAACAATCCATTTTCTGCGCTCTGCATAATTAAGACACGCACTGAGTTCTTCTCTAAACCGCCGCCCCTTTTTGTACCCTTCCATCATTGCTGGCACATCTTCGGGTTTAACAAATTCCCAATATTCTTTTAATTTTTCAATAAACCATTTTCTTGTATCAAGATGAATTGGTGGCTTTTCCGCTACCCACTTATCTAATAACTGCCCAATAAATGGCCCCTTTGGATTTTTGTTTTCCGATATAAATATGTTTAATAGGTGTTCTGCATCCCTTTTATTTTCCACTCCTGTAGATTTGAAACGTGTACGTGCTGAGTCGTTAGGTCTGTAGCCAATATACCAATTTCTTCTTCCTTCTCTTTTTGTGAGATAGGGGCTGGTTGAATTGTCCATCTTTTGATGTACTCCTTTATGTGGCTTGAAAATATAGTTTTCTGTCCATTTGGCGGTTGGACATAACCGATTTCTTGGTTGTCAATTAGTTTGTAAAGTTTAGATCGGCTGCATTTTAAAATGCTCGTCACCTCTTGCATTGTAAGGGCGTAATCATCCATTTTTAATTCCATAGCTAACTCCATTTCATTTCACAGTCAAATTTCAGACATTCCAAGATAATGGTGGCTTATCCCACCCGTCATTTTCTGAGCAATCATTTGTTATGTTTTCACTCAATAAATCTAGATTTCCCATAACACTATCTTCATCAGCTAAATCGATTGGAAAAGTTTTTGCCTTCCCAGAGAAAAACATCCCACCGCCAAATTCAATAGTTTTATATTCACACAAATTGGGGTCTATAATTTCATCAACAAGCGAAAATAAATCTGCGTCATTTTCAGCGCAAACAAATCCAACTGCCTCTTTTATGTCTGCTAATCTAACTGCGTAAAGTTTCATTTAATTGCTCCACTAATTTATTATTGTAAAACTGTGATTTTTCAGCGTCTTCTTTTTGATTGCCCTTATGATCCATGCGCCACAGATACTTAATAATCTGTCCTTTGAGATAGGCATTAAACCCGTCACCCCCCAGAGCCGATTTTATCGCATCGAGGCACTCAATCTCGCCATTGGTGTAATGTGGAGGATGGTTTACGTTGTCAGTCATCTAAGGTTCATTTCAGCCCTTCGATCTGACCTAGCAGTGCGCCATTCCTCAAATAAAATTGACATTGCTTCTTTTTTTGCTTTGGCTAGATTTTCCTCACACTGGGCGTTGACCCAACCTAGTTCTTTGGCAACAACAGTCTCGTCTATATCAACTTGACATTCTCGCTCTTTAACCGTGCCAGACATCTTTAAAAAAATTACCGAGGTTATTGCTTTCAATTCGTTTTTAGCTCGGAGGCTTTTGTTTTGAGCTTCCGCAAATTCTTCTGCCGCCGCTTCAAATCTTTTTGCAATCGTACTATTTTCCATTGTTAAAACCTTCTTCCTTTAAAAAGTTCTCTGCTACTTCCAATTTTTGTAATCTGGGCCAATCTTTATTCCAAATCTCCCAAAGTGTTTCCATTATCTTTTTGGGGTCTCTACTCCAAATTTCCCAGATAGCTTCCTCACCAGCGGGCCAATTATGTAAAAGCGTATGATGTGGCCTACAGAGAGGGGTTATTCGCGTGTCACAGGGCTGTTTTCCCTTGCCCCCTTTACCTTGCCCCCCTAAGAATTTTACGTGGTGAGGGTCTAGTAAATACTCTGTAAGGCAAAAACTACACCTTAATTCCTTGATCCATTCTCTGTACTTTTTATCTCTCACATATTCATATTTAGGTATCATCATATTCATAGCGATCTCCCAGATAGGTGACGTTGAGGGAAGGAAAGAATGGCGGCCCTCAACGTCTTTTACGCACCCTATTGCACGCTCAACCACCGCCTAATTAAAATGGAATCTCGTCATCAAGGTCTTGCCCATTCCCTTGAACTGATTCCACACTTTCCTTTGGCTGATCTTGTTTTACCCATTGATCTTGAATTTCAATCCCGATATATTTTTTCCCTGATTTTGTCTCATTGTTCCATAAGGCAATTTCAAGCGTTTCACCGTCTTGGATTGCGCGATGTACCTTAAAGCTACCTTTAAAAGCTGGCCCCTTGTCATCGTTTTTCCAAACACTTCCTTTTCCAACTTTATGTTCAAAATCGGTCATCTCGTAGCTCCTTCAGTTTTTTGCTATATAAAAATCTAAAATATTCCAATTCCTTGGGCGGTATTTTTTGCAACTCACTTTTGTTTGTTTTTGCCCAATCTTTTAAGTCTTTTTCGTTTTTGCACATATCCATAATGAGACTGAGCATTTTTAAAAATTCATTTGCTTTTATGCGGCAGTCCTCATGTCGGTTAACTCAGCAACAGTTTTATCTAAATCATCCAGAAATATCTGAACCGCTTCCTCAAGTTCTTTAATCGCTTGGTCATCTCTTTTATGACGAATAATTAGAAGCTGTAACTCCTCTGGGAAGTCTGGATGGAAGGATACAAAGTCGCACCATTGACGTCCTGTGCAAGCAAGTTGCCAATCCATTTGTTTTATATATTCAGAGGGGATTGTTTTGTTTTTAAGATATTCAAAGTGCGTTGTAGCTTTGGGACACTTTACTTCAATTAAGCCTTCCTCTCCAATTAAACCATCTGGGGAAGCACCAGACATTTTAATTTTAAAGTGATCTACAAAACCAATTTGATCAACATCGACATTTTTATAAAATTCATAGTTCGATATTGCATCTGGTTCGCGGTCTATGCCGTCTTGCATAAATTGCGAGGTAAAATTGTCTCCAACGTTACCTGTCAAACGTTCTACCGCAAGTTTAGTCATATAACTTTCGCGTGTTTTTGATGGCTGAGAGCCACGCCCTTTGGATGTGACATCTCTCATATGGGACGCGGTAACTTTACCGCGCCTCACTTCAAACCACTCTGGGGTTCGTTGTTCCATTATTTTTCCCCCGTGATGTTTAGGTCGAGCTTTTTAACTACGCTATTAAATTTGTCGGCTGGTATTTCCTCAATTTTACTAACTTTATAAACATTCGTAACTCGATCCTCAGTAACCCCAGCTTTTTCTATTTTAGATTTAATGTCTTTTACTTGATCGGGTGTAATTAAATCTACTGGCATTTTCTCATCAGCCGATGCACCGTCATCGTCATCAACAGCCGCCAAACCAAGCATTGCCATCAAAGTGTAACGTGAGAGATAGGTAACTGTTGACCCTATTGCTTGTACGGTGTTTTTGCTACCAGAGACATCTGGCCCACCAGAGAGTGTGGTACTTTCTTCGTGGCCGTCAATATGTTTTATAACGCACGTTACGTGGATGCCATTCTCATCGTATTTAGTACGAAAGCTGTGAGATAAACCGCTTTCTTTTAAAACAGGCTGGATCGTTTTAACGATTTCATTGAGGTCAGCGTAATAGTAATTAAAAGCCTCTTTCGTTTTTTTTACGCTTGTTACTTTACTGCGAAACTCCGACATCGCTATATTGAAAGTTTTTTGCGCCTCGCTTTGCTGATAGCGTTCATTAAGCTCAATCAACTTGGTGAGTTGATCAATATTAATATCACCACCTCGCTCAATAACCGTGCCTAACATATCTACTGGGGTGATTGTTGTTTGTATTCTTTCAAGTTTCTTTGCTTGTGCCATTTTTTTGTTCCTTTAAAAGTTGATAATATTTCTTATGGTTGATAATAAGAATTTGCTCTATCTGATTTGCGGTCATGGGAGTAGAGCCTCGCCCACAAAAAGCCAAATGACCCCAGCCCCAAAAATCGAGGCTAGGGCGCAGAAGTCTTTGACAAATTCTAGTGAGTTGGTTTCGCGTAATATTTTTCTCATTACGCGGCCTCTTTTTGAAGAACTTCGTTGCAATCGTCTTCAATGTTTTTGATTGTTAAAAAAAGTTCTTGGAAATGATTTTCAGCATAATCCAAATCTGCACCGTGATCTTCAGCGACCTTTAATTTAGATTCAGCTTGATCAATCAAATGATAAACTTGATCAATAATATCTTTGACTTTAATTGCTTGTGATTGTCTCATAAAAAAACTCCTATTATCTGTTGATATAAGGAGCTTAAACCATACTATATGGTTTTACAAGTAAAAAAGACCATATTATATGGTTTTATATTTTTGTTTTGATTTGTTCTGGAAGACCTAGTTCATTTCCAGTGTATATGTAATCCATTGGTATTGAAAATTTTTGTGATATTTTAGCGCATATTAAAGGATCAATTAATTGAACCCCTGTTTCCCACTGAGAATATGCTCTGGTTTTAATTTCTAACTTTTTACAAAAGTCGACTTGACTTAACCCAAGCGCAGTCCTGACTTTTTTAAGCCTTTCACTCGCACCTCTAACAAATTCGGGTGGTCTCCTTTGGCTAACCAAAACTATGTCCTCTTTGTAATACCCTGTGTCATTAGGGATATAATTGGTTGATTGATCTTTTAATATTTGTAACATTTTTTTAACTCAATTTTTGTTTCAGCTCAAGTTAATAAAATGTTAATTAATTTTTAAAAAAATTACCATACCAAATGTTGGCACGATCCTCACCAAATTTTGGTATGTCTTAAAACGGAGGTGCTTCGGGATTTATTTCGATATTGGAATTTCCAGCGTCAAGTTTTTCATTAATTCGGGCGTGTAACTCTTCTGATAGTTCTGCTATATTATTATTTTTAAAAAATAAAAACTCCGCCCGATTAAAATCAACAGAAAATTTTACCAAAACTGGGGTTGGAAAATATTTTTTAACCGACTTATTGTATGAAGACCAATGCGCGCCATAATAACCAAGAGCAATTCCATCTCTTAAAATTTTCCGAACAGTATTTTCGCTCGTTCCATCAATAATTTCGTCCATAATTTCTGAACGAGTTACTCCCACATGAAATGTTTGATGCCTAATAGCCCTCCAAAATCTTTCCATAAAAAAAGCACTAATTTGGTTTGTCGTCATATTTCGTTGTACAAACTGCGCGATCTTACTTTCCGATGACATTCTGTGAGACCGTCTTCTATGTCGAGCTTTTAATTCATAATATTTAGTAAATGGCCCGTCCGCTTTTGCCGCAAAATAATCGCACATCTCAGGATATTCTTTATAAAAAGATGAAGTCCTGGGGTCACCTAATGCGCTCTCTGGTATGTATTGCGATTGATCATTAAATTTTTCCATAACCTTCTCGTCAAAATTAACGATCTTTTTTTCTTTTCCCATCATTTTTTCCTTTTAGTTGACAAAACCATATCATATGGTTTATTTAATAATCCATACTATCTGGTTACAGTAAACCACGACTCAGATCAACTTGTCAAATTTAGGAGAAAATAATGCAAACAGATTTTAATTTTGAAATTGATTTTAAACCAACTAATTATCAAAAATTTGTCGAATGGCACGG